ATCCTTCGTTGAATGAGTTTAAGACCCTTTCAATACAGACCACGTATAAGTGTCAACAAACATGCTCCAACTGCTATTTGGGTACGATGCTGAATAATGATAGTATACCAGACGTAGACCTTATTAAATTTGAAGACGCAATCTCCAAGTTGCCTAACAGAACTGATATTAGGTTCATTGGTGCCGAACCTACAATGAACCCCAACCTAGTTAAATTGATTGGTATAGTAAGACGTAATGGGCACCGCCCATCATTACTTACCAATGGACTAAAGCTACGCCGTGAACCTTATGCCCAAGAGTTAAAGAATTCTGGCTTAAATCTTCTGGGCATCTCTATGAATGGTGGACTAGATAATGATGTATATATGGACTTTGATAATGGCAAGTATGCCAAGTCAAAGATGATTGCTCTTGAAAATATATTTAAAGTAAAAATGCTACCTCATATCAATGTAATCCTAGATCCAAGTAACGTACACATCGTAAAACCATTGATTGACTATATTGTTGATATGGCTTTAAAGCATAATGTTAAGTTTAGTCCTACCAAGTTTCCTGTGATGATCCGACTAAAGTCTATCGGTAAGATGGGTTTCTATAAGGATAGTCACACCTTCTCTATACACGAACTCAAAGATATTGTTACTGACCTACATGGGGATGATATTAACTTTATAGATACTATAGATGGTCACCTAGAGAAACGGTCTCTCACATATAAGTTTCCTACTAGGGCTGGTATTATGTTAGGAAAGATCACCGATTGGACTGTAGATGATGATGGCATACCAGACTCAGGATCCACCAGACGTGGCATTTTAACAGATGATTATAAAGTCGCACCATTCTTTGAGTATTATGATAAGGCACATAAAGAGACATGAAACACTTTGAACGAACTTGGCATCTAAAGATTGATACTGATATTATTAAAAAGATAATAGACGCCAATAGCGATAAGTTCACATGTCCGTTTTCCAACACTGATAGCTATCTAAACATCTATAAGAATAGAGAATGTGCGGTTCAGTTTTTTAATCTTCAAGAGTGTGATTATGACAGAGAGCCTAACAGAGACGGCACAAAGTATATTAGATACTTAACAAGCGTAGAGCATAAGTTAGGTAATAAAGATACTGTGGAGTTTCTCAAGACTAACAAGGATAAGTTTCAAGTTGAAACAAACGAAGAGAATTTCATTATACCATCAAAAGATCCTGATGTAAGAAGGTTCCTAATAGATCTAAATTCTATGTGGGCATTTGATGGAAGCCAAAGACCCAGGGGTGATATCTGTAGAGCACGAATCGTAAGACTTCCAGCTGGTGGCACAATGCCTTATCATAGAGATGAGACTGCCTCTAAGAACATTCGAGTTATATGTCCTATCATCACACATCCAGATGTAAAGAATGCCTTTCGAGATGCTGATGGCGAAAAGTTATATGAATTCCCAGCAACTGGTCATTTCTATACGTTTGAAGAGGACAAGATAGAGCATGCGGTCTTCAACAACTCGGAGATTGATAGGTATGCTTTAATCTTTACAGTAGTTGATGTCACTGACCTAAAGGAATGGGATAGAGCATATAAAAAAAATGATATGTTTTGGAAGGCTTGGTCTCGTGGAATCTAAACTAATCACAGATAAGACAATAGCCAAGCACATCTTTACTCAGGCAAGTCTAACCGAAGATAAGAATAGCAAGAACTATACTTTAGCAGAGTTTGAAAGGGGTTGGAAATCTTGGACAGCATTCTTTGTATTGTATGATGGGCATGATACAGTAGCCTTTTGTGGAGTTCGTAGGTTTGGTGACACATATGTACGAGTCTTTGATAGGTACTTTGTGTTCCCCGAATATAGAAGACTTGGATTAAACAATGCCGAACACTCTATGCAAATGATAAAACAACAGCTAAACTTCACAGATGGATTGATACCATTCTTTTCTATAGAGAGTAGTCGAAGTGCGGTTATACGTGCAGTACGTAAGTTTAATACCGTTATAGATAGTAACGATCACTTCCATGTTCTGGATGGTCTATATAATACAGTAGGTAGTAGTATGCAACATATTGCTATAAGAAGACCACACACAACTATTAACTTATAGGAGGATAGAAATATGCCTTTCACCGAAGTAACCAAATTTACTAAAGAGGACACCACTTGGGACAACACAAACCAAGCTTTTGAAGAACTCAAATCGGATATTATGGTAGACGAATCATTTGTATCGGCTAAAGCGGCGGCGGATGTTCATGTATTATCTGAAATTGTCGGTATGAATGAAGAGGGTACTGAATTAATCATCACTAAGACTTGGGATGAAGAAGCATCTTATACTGCATTTCTTGCTTCAGTGTCGAGTCACATCCCCCAAATAGAAACCGATTTAGCCAATTATGGCTGGACTGAGACTAATGAGTAGCTTTAAAAAGCTTAACTTAGACTCATACCCTAATTTGTTATCAGAACTAATCGAATTAGATTTAAAGTTCAAATCAAATCAAATTTGTTTAAACACTACTGTGGATAAGCCTGATGATTATCTCTTAGGTTGCGGATCTCTATATTATGATTGGAGTACCGCTAAACGAAATGATAAGAACGAACTTATTAGTGTAGATGTTTGGGATAACCCCCTAACAGAATCAGACTTTACGGAGTTCTGTTCAGTATTTTCTGGAACTACATTTGAAAGATTGTACAGAGACATCTCTTCTCAGTATGAGGTGGGTCGTGTTCGTATAATGAACCTAGCCCCTGGAAGAGTTATGACATGGCATCTTGATGATAGCCCTCGCTTACACTATCCATTTAAAACTCAAAAGGGTTGTTCTATGGTAATTGATAATGAAGTAATGCATTTAGATCAAGACGTGTGGTGGTGGACAGATACCACAAAGCATCATACGGCGTTTAATGCAAGTGGGGAAAGTAGATACCACATCGTTGCGGCTCTACTCAAACCTACCATCGGTTAATGATGTGATACGTTCTCTTACCTGATCGTAGTTGGTTATTAGAGAACTGTAGTCATTATCAAGCTTTATAGGTGTACTTGATGGTACATCCAATTTCCACTCATCACTACCAGCAATATTAGAAATGCACTCGTCGATCTTATATTGATTGTCTAGGTCTTCGTAATAAACAACTGTGATATCCTTAACAGTGTTACGAAGGTTATAGAGGGTTCCTACCTTATCCATGAATGGCTTAATCTGATTTAATGTTTCTTTATTGATCGTCACTGGTTGTGCAGATTTATTTTTATACAACTCTTCGTGACCCACTGTCATGTGAAACATTTTAATCTGAGTTGCAAACAGCGTACTGCAAACGAGTTCTGTTACATCATTTCGAAGTGTGAGTACTATATCATAGTCTCGAAAGAAGTGTAGCGTTTCGTCTATAGCATCTGCTATGTTATACGTACCCTTAATATAATACTCATTACCACTCTGTCGTGCTTGAGCAAGTAACTTCAGCTTACTCAACACGCTTGTCTTATTATCCTTATAGACGTGTGGGTAGATATAATGAATGTCCATAGACTTATCAGTCATTATAGGATGCATCTCCATCAAATGCTTTTCACCTGTCTTATGGTCTGTCATTGTCTTGTTCTGTAGGGTGTGCAGAAAGGGTTCGCTATGACCAACCAAAGGCAAAAGCTTAGTATGCTTCATGACAAAGGGTTTTAGCGATTCGTATAATATGGTACTTCTAGTTCTTGGTGGGCAGATAAAAAAAGGTTTTTTCACGGACAGAGTGGTCCTTTACGCTCATGAAATGCCAATACACTAGGTCTAATGATTAAAGCTATTCTAGGTCTAGTAATACCCACAACCCTGTGAGGAGTTTTTACATTAATCCTAAACCATGAGTTGGGAACCTCTTGGATCGTCTTAATCAAAGTACGTCCTTCGATGTCTAGACTACCACCCTCTATAGGATCATCATCCAATTCGCTATAGAATTCAGTCTTAACATCGTCACCACCTGTATCAGTCAAATAAAGATACTTGTCTGAACTCTTTCCCCAATCATAATGAATAGGTAGATCCCCAGTAACCACCTGCCACCTAACAGCAACTTTATATGGGAAGTGTGATTGATATTGCTCAAGCAACTCATCAGAAACGTCATAGACAGCAAAGATGCTTTCTTTTTCTGGATCTATATTACCTGTTTGAGATCTTTCATACGTCCATTTAATAGCATCTAAGGCCAAGATATCATGAGGATTCGGTGGCGGTAAGAATTCTATGTCAGAATGATAATGATCTTCTGTACTCATAACCACTTATCCTTTATAAATTTTTGTGATCACATTCTCGAACTGTTCTACTTTATCTAGGCGATTAGGCCAAAGGATATAATCCTTCTCAGGGTTCTTCTTTAGATTGTTTAAGAGTGGGATGACTGCGTTGTACAGCCCATCCAATCGTTCTTGTACTGTCTCTGCTTCGTTAGCGGCCTCTACAGCCTTAGCCACAGCCTTCTGAGAATACTCTAGCTCGTCCTCAGTAACGGCAGTAAAGCCAAAGTCAAATATATCATCCGTCATTTAATCTCTCCATGGGATTAGTTTACCTTTATTATATGTAGCAAACTGCGTACCCTCAAATGATACTTCTCCAAAGCCAAATCTCTTAGCCATGGAATGCCTCTGTTTTGTGCCAATCTCCATTGATGAAGTCGTGTACGTTAGCCAATCCTTACATGCTCTAGGGTATACAACAACGGTATCTCCGTCTATACCCTTAACACCACACCACTCGCCTTTCACAGCCAGACCACGAAGGTGTTTAAACGCCTCGAATAACAGCCTTGTCTTATCAGTCTTAGGCAATTCTGTTTGATGATATGGGCTTTTCCATTTCCATCCTATCTCTACCATACGACTTTTGTTATCATAACGAATAGTTTCCATGACTTTCTTCATATGCTCCTTAACATACTCAGGATCTTCGTTAGTCATTACGTTATCGTACATAGAAATATAGAGGTATTGGTCTTTACTCTCATACACTGTAATAAATTTTTCAAAGGTTGCGCTCAGATTACCACGCTTTGCCTCAAAGGTTTCGAATTGGCTCTCTGGAAATGCAGAAATAGGCACCTCTTGCGAGATACCTAGTTCCTTTAGATATGTGTAGTATAGCTTAGTGTACTTAAGTGAGGTACTCATAGATCTCTTTCCAAGTCTTGGCGACAAAGACATCATCAACAGTGCCACGGTTAAAGCCGTGATCAACCATGATACAATCAAGACCAAGCTTTTTACCAAGCTCAACGTTCTCAGGTTTGTCTTCAATCCAAACCATACCGCTATCACGATACTGTTCAAGAGCCTCATCTTTATCAGCACCTGTATCTAGGCACACAACATCTTCAAAGACAGTGGCACCAAACAAGGCTTCTAGGTTAGCGACACGTGCTTTCTTAGCACTAACGCTTAAGCTCAAACTAGTAATGGCACGAAAGACAAAGCCGTGATCTTCGTGAAGCTTCTTAACATATTTAATAGCATCACGTAGTGGCGGCATGTACTGAATATCAGCACTTTCGTTGAACATTCTTACAGTCTTCTTACACTCCGCTCTAGGAATACCGAAGACCTTTTCCATATCATAAGTAGCGTCTGGATACATCTCCATGACGTAACCCTGACGTAACATCCATTGACAATATTTGCTGACCCAATCAAGCAGAACGCCATCACAGTCAGTTAGAATCACTTTATCATTCATATTATATACTCTCTTATTACTCAATCATAATAGCACTATGGCACTATCTTGTCAATACTTAATAAACTTATCTGGGCTTTTAAAATTCTTTTTGCGCATAATTGTTTTCATAACAACATCAAACTCATCATTACGTCTGTCATATGTCACTGCAACAGGGATATTCAGATCTTTTTGAATGTCTTTAAGAACAGCTTCAGCACCTGCAACGCCCTTTAGAGACTTACCTTGCTTTGCATAAACCTTCTTGATGAACTCTGCTAACTCTTTAAGAGTAATACAAGGTGTGTTACGCTCATCACTCATACGATCACCAAAGTGACGTGTAAAGTTAAAGTCGATGTTATACTTCTTAAACAGTTGATCAACAACCTTTTCGAATGTTTTGATCTGTTTCATACCAATCAAGTCACATGAAGATGCTTCTTGTAGATGTTCTTTAAATGTTAACATGTTACCACTCCACTCCCTTTGGTACGTATTGCGAGATCTTCATACGTATTGATTTATCCAACTTGGCTACAGGGATGGGTTTAGCCCCTTTACGTTTGACATAGAAGTATTCGGCATTCTTTAGGTACTGACCACCCTTGGTGTTACCCTTCATACCAACCTTACTACCACTCTTACCAGACTTCATGAGTTCGCTGTCCACACCAACCTTATTGAATGCAAACACGATGTCTCCGTCCATATATTTTTTTAGACGAGTGCCCATACTCACGATGTCGTTCATAGTGGCGGATGCGCCACGGTGTGTGTTGACTAGAATATCAGTAGGAACTACACGGTCTCTCTTCTTGTTCTGTGTCTTAGCAACTTCGATATCATTAACAACCCATACGATGTGGATACTTTGTTTATCATAGCCCAACGCAGATACTTGACGTGTGATGTTATCCAACTTCTGTAGATCTTTTAGTGTCACATCAAATATGATGTTGGGCTTGCGCTCAGGTGCAGAGGAGAATACAGACTTAAAAAACGCCGCTTGCTTCTTATCAGGAAGTTTCAACGTGTCTCCAATGATGGAGTGAAGCTTACCCACGTTCTTAGCACTCTTTAGATTAGCTCCGATCTTAGACAAATCTTCGCCTGTCTCAGCTTTAATCTTAGCAATAATCTTAGGTGCTTTAGAAGCGGCTAGTTTCAATGCATCAACATCAAAGACTTTACCTTCAAGTCCTACGAGATTATCTTTGACAAACCCCTTACCTGATCCCGCTCCGCCCGCCATAATAACAACGTTACCAAACTTTGGATAGGCTCTACCACCAAACGTAATAAGCTTTTCGAGAAGAATATCAAAGTGGGCTTCGATATACTCCTCGTCTAACACTTGGGTGTCTACCATAAAATTTCTAAAATTCTTCAACTCTAATCTCCGCATAGATGCTTTTCACATCTATTTATACAACTTGGTAAGGCTTGTTCCACTTACCAACATTGATATCTATATAATAAGCAATGTGGAAGTAGTCAGTCATGATGTCACTTTCGTCAAACCAACTAGTACCTTTCATAGCTTTGATCAACTCACCGAAGAATTTACCGATAACACCTTCGTCTTCTTCAGCACGGTAAGGATTAACTTGGTAGTAACCGCCTGTAATCTCATAGGCTTGTTCACCACGCCACTCAGCCTTTTTAGCATTAGACTTGTTAGCCTCACCGATAAAGTCTAGAGCACCTTCTTTAAGGTTAACAACTAGGCTAGAGTGATGCTTAATAGCGATAGAACCTTTAACGCCGTACTTCTTAAGAACAGCTTTGATTGAAGGAGCTAATGCTTTTTTGTCTGCTTGTGAAATGTAGGCCATGATGTATCTCGCTTTCTTTGTTTCTATACCATCTTTGTATTTGATTCGGATTGGTTTGTCAACCCTCTTATTTCAATAAATAAATCTTTTGGCATAACACCAAGACCAACAGCAGTTCTGGTCTGGCAGTAATGAGCGTAATCTTTACACTCACTAGCTGATGGAAGTTCGTAGGCAGAAGGAAAAAAATCTAACATATTAAGATCCTGTTACTAATTCAAATGAACCGTCTGCTTGTCTATCAAAACCTTCCACATATCTGTGGTGGTTGTCTTGCTCAATAGCAGACTGTGTGATCAAGTATTCGGCGGCTTTCCAAAACTCTCTGACAGTAGTACCCATGACATAGGCTTTGTAGACGATCTTCTCATGAGTGTTGTTCATCATCTGCTCAACTGTAGCATCTTTAGAAATAACTTCATAAGTGATCTTCTGTTGACCGTCACCCTTTTGGGCAGAACCTTCCCACTCACCTTCATACATCTCTTGATCAAGGCTAGTGAACTCAGTGTCACAAGACCAGATTGAGTTGTAGTTCAAATAATCTTGGTGGAAACCGAAGTATTCGCTTTGTTCTTCATATGTCATGTGCAAGTCTCACTTTCTTTGTTTCTATACTATTTTAATAGCACACCGATTCGGGATTGTCAAGCACTAAATTGCAAGTATTAGATTCATTTCATCAACGATGGCTTGGTATTTGGCAATCTTCTTCTCAATTGCATACTTCTTCATTCTTACTGATGAAGTGTTACCATAAAACGTAGTTAGATATTTTTCTAACTTTTTGATTTCATTTTCATACTGTTCTAGCATTTCAATCTCCTCTACTAATCTACATAAGAATTAGTTATTTTATCCCATCCCCAAGCAACAAACTTGCCCATCTCTTCGCCTTCTTTAATGCCCACATTAAAAGCACACTCTTTAAAAGCAGAAGTGATCTCTAAATCAGGACACATATCGACTAGCTCACAAGCTTGATTATAGGCATTTTCAAAATTAGTATTCATAAAAATCTCCTTGTTTCTACATTACACTCATAGCTGATTCGGATCGACTTGTCAACCCCTTTATTGCCATCTGCGCAACTTCTTCGAATTCGACATTGGCAATCATCAACTCAAGACGATCTTGGATCTCGACTAGCTCGTCAAACGATTTGTCCATATCAAAGACAGCATCATTACAAGCACCTGTGAGTTCTTCAATCTGCTTTTCAGTATCCCAATCAAAATCACCGCTTAGGGCATTTGATAGAGCACGTTCAGCATCACGCTTATTTGCTTTAAGAGCATTAGACGCTACGATGATATCTTCAAGAGTTTCTTTGATTAGTTGAATAGACATTGCGAATCCTTTCTGAGATTACCCTTATAGTAATAGCGAATGATTCGTCCTATGTCAAGTGTTATTTTCCGATATATTCATGGGAATAGCATATTCTATTCATATGCCTTTGTAGTCCTTCAGCAAATCCGCCGTAGGTACTAGAATTAGTTTTATAGTCAGGTCTGGAAATACCATTCTTAGATGTGCCTTTCCAAGCATCATTTCTATTACAGTATTCGCCTAGCCTAGGGTGACTTGTTTTGAGAAAGAATCTTTTACCTTCTACAATGTGCATATCACCTAGGGCATCCATAAGTCTGGCACCAATACCTAGCCCCTGGAACTCTGGAAGTATCACAACTCTATGTGCTCTCCATGCATTCTTAAGACTGCCCGAAGGCATGCTTAGGCTAGAAAGAAATCCGACAAGTCTGCCGTTCCATGTTGCGATCCAACAAGATGCACCTTTGTGGATGTGGTGGTCGAGATAGTGGTGGTCGCTGAACTGCGTCCAGATGTCTCTGGTACAAGGTACGATTTCCAAAACGATATCTGGCCTTTGATACCCCCTTGTGGTCAGCTTACCTGTTTGAGTATCGAATACCCAATCAGGTTGCAACCACTCAATGATGTCATAGTGACAAGATGAGAATACGATGTTCTTTAGATTATTTCTTTTAACATAACGTGAGACAGCATTAGAACAACTCTTGGCAACATCTCTGTCGATAACAGATGTGAACTCATCAACAACAATGTTGCTGTCTAACTGTCGAGCTAACCTAGCTCTAAACTGTTCACCATTAGATAGTACATGATAGGGACGCATCCAAGACGGTACAGAATTAAATCCAACAGCACCTAGTCTGTCCTGTACATCGTCAATGTCATCAAAATGAGAAGCAATAGATTTGTTATCAAACCAATAAGGTTCTTTCTCTTCACCAAATTCTTTCAGTAGAGTGGTCTTACCAGATCCCGAAGGTCCTACAATCAGACCAATACCAAAGTCTTTGAGGGTTGTCTCACGATCAATTGAATTGATTTCATGTGGATGAAACGTAGATGTCCCATCAAACTCATAGTCAAAGATCCGACTGATCTCATCCGTGATACCATCACGCTCTACTGTTACTTCCATTTCGCTTTCCTTTCATTTTTGGGTTGTTAGCCCAATATATAGTGTTGGGTGGTAGGATCCCATGCATGAACCAAGCATTACCAAAATGTGGTGCACCACCACCTGTGAAGTCTACTCTGTTATTATACACCAGTGTAGACATTCCATAGTCCATGAACATCTGTCCACGTTTACCACCTTGAAACGATGCTACAGGTAGGAATAACGCAAATGGTTTGCCTAACGAATAGCAATGCTCAATAAACTTATCCTTCAGACTGTATGGCGGATTAGTTATAATACCATCATATACATCATCAGGTTGACACTCAAAGAAATCCTTTCCCTGACTGCCTACTATATTATAACCGAATTTATGCATTCCGTCAAGTATATTCGAAGAGACGCCCGAAGTAGCTTCGTAGTATGTCTTATCCTTATCTAGATATTCGAGAAGAGGTATGATCTGATCAGAAGGTGTGTAGCACTCATCACTCTCAGCATTCGTTCCTGTTCTCTTTAACATCTGTAGATTAGTCATTACATAAACTCCTTAAGGCTGTTACCCAAAGTAATCGAATGGGAATTAACACAGTATCTGCGCATCTCAGTCATATTCAATCTCAACTCAAGTCTACGCTTTCCTAATTGAAGATATGTTCTACCGTACTTAGGATCTATCAATGGTATGTCTACGTTTCGAGTTCCACGAAGCACCATCTCATCAATTAAATTGGGATTATGACGTTGTATTACTTTCAATAAGCAATACCAAACCTGACCATCTTCTTTATCACGTATAGCACACAGCACGTGAAGATTGTTGGTCTTACTAACTTTTCTGATAAACGGTTCTATGAACATCTCATTTAGACCTTCATAGTCACCCTTCTTTAACTGTACATAAAAATTATCTTGGCTTGATTGTAAGTTTTGAAGAATACTAGCTTCAGATGTTATACTTTGTAGATTATTGCAACTGATACCTTTAACATCAATATCAAGCCTTGGTGTTACGACATCAACAACATTATTGCCTGCGCCACACCACTTGGCATTCTTTATACTATCCGATACAGCATATTCCCAAGTCTCCTTACCGATGTTAACAGTTCTA